GTGCTCGGCCATTGCAGCCTCGGCGGCGGCGAACGCCGGGCTCGGCCCGTGCTCGGCCATCGCGACGGCCCGGTCGGCTTCGGCGAGGCGGTAGGCGGCCTCCCGGGCGCGGCAGTCTGCGCGGAAGCGCTCGGTCGAGAGGCGGAGGTCGTCGGGCAGCGCCGGCGCGCTGATCGTGGCGTCGGCCGGGGTGCGGAGCTTGGGGGCGGCCATCAGGCGGCCTCCACGATGGCGAGGCCGGGCGGGTAGGTCCGGCAGCCCTCGACGCTTGGCAGGCACGGCGCCGGGCAGTCGAAGAAGGTGGCGACCGGGCGGCCGACGGTGTCGGCGATCACCTGCAGCGTGCTCGCGCTGACGCGGTTCTTGCCGTTCTCGTACTTCTGCAGCTGTGCGGCCGAGACACCGGCGGCGGTGGCGACCTCGCGCTGGGTCAGCTGCGCCGCCTGTCGAGCGTACTGGATGCGTTCGCCGATGCGACGGTCGGCGTCGGTTGCGGGAAGGCCGGCCATGTCAGCGGCCCTCCCCAAAGGTTGGGGCGCCGCCGAGCAGGTGGTAGCCGACGAGCCAGCCGATGCAGCCCGCACCGGGGAACGCGAGAACGGTCAGGATTTCGGAGAGGGGCATCGTCTTGCTCCATCGGGCTCGGTGAGCGGCGATGGAGAAAGGTTATAACCGAGGTTGTTGGTTGTCAACTACCCGAGTAGCACGCGTGGTTGTCAGCGGTTATCCACAGGTGGGAGGCAACCACCGCAGTTGACTAGGAGTAGCACAAAACAGGAACATCACATCCATGGTGTTCAGGGTTAGAGGCGGCCATGGGATCTCGGGAACCTGCGCGGAAGTCGTTCTACATCGTCCAGAGCTTCACCAGCGGACGGGATGGGGTTCGCATGGACGCGCCCGTGGAGGCTCGGACCGAGGCTGCGGCACGGCGCATTGCGGAACGGCTGTCAGCTCGAAAATCGTCCGTCATCGCTTTTGAGCGGACTGGCGATATCTCAAGCGGCGACTTCGACGAACCGCGGGTGCTGGTGAGCTACGGGAACATGGACGGCGAGGGGCCGGACAGCCTACCTTTCTGACCGCTATCGAAAATTCTTCGACACGACACGGTGGCGGAGGCCCCATTCGGCGCGATCTAGAGTGAAGTCACGCATGGGGTTGTACTGCCTCACGCGCCATTCCTCATCAGTCGATCCAAGGAAGCGCTTCACCATCGCGCGCGGCTCATCCGCTTTGGTGTTGTAGAAGACGCACGATGTGTTCACGAGCACTGGAAGCCGTGGGTTCACAAACAGCGTGTCGCCCGGCTCGAACTCAGGCACCATTGAATCGCCGACGTGGTAGATGGCGTAACCGTCTTTCACACCTTGGAGAAGGGGCGGGCGCTTTGCACTGCCGATCGGATCGCGCTCGATGATCAGCGCGCCTTCGCCACCCTCAGCTGACGCATAGAGGGGCACATCCCCGATTAAGCCGGCGGCCGCGGCCCAATATGCCGGGTCCTTCGCGTATTCCGGCACACTGATGCGTGACGGTTGCGCGATCGACGGCCTGGTGACCCGACCGCGCCCGAACGCTTCCTCGGGCATGGTTGCCGCGTCGATGCCGAGCGCCTCGCACAGCTTGTCGAGCAGATCGGTCGTCTGGGTGTCTTTCGTCTCGATCTTGGCGATGGCAGCCTGAGAGACGCCGACGAGGTTCGCCAACGCCTTTTGGCTCAGGCCCTTAGCCTGCCGAGCCTCTCGAATTTCGTCCTGCCATGCCATCGCCAACAATCCTACAACCTTGGTTGTGGAACTGCTCGGGAATTCTGGTTGTTGACAACCAACAACCGAAGCACTCATATTTCCGGCCATGTCGGACGTACGCCCCCTCATCGAAGCCGCAATCCGAGACAAGGGCTCGGAAGCGAAGCTGGCCGTGGCCTGCAAGGTCTCACAGGCCGCCATCAACAAGGCGAAGAAGGTGGGCCGCTGCTCACCCCGCCTCGCGGTCAAGATCGAAGGCGCGTGCGGCATTAGCCGACGGCTTCTCTGCCCCGAGTTCTTCGGGACGAGCTCCTTCCCCGCTGGGCTCACCGAGCTCAGCGCATGACCCGCCCCCGCACGCTCACCGCGCGCGGCGTGGCGCTCGGCATCCTCCTCGTGCTCGCCGGCTGCACCGATCCCGACGGGTCGCGCGATGTGCTCGAGGCCGCCGGCTACTCCGAAGTCCGCATCGTCGAGCGCCCGCACTGGTGGACCTCGAACTGCGGCGAGCGCGACACCTATGCGACGCCGTTCACCGCCGAGGGTCCGACGGGCATCCCCGTCGAGGGCGTCGTCTGCTCGCAAGGCCCCTACGGGAAGGGCGCCACGATCCGGATCACGCGGGTGAACCGGCCGGCTCGCGCGACCGGGCTCCCGCTGATGCCGGGGAGCACGGTGCGATGAGCGCGTTCGCCCTACTCGTCTCTGTTCCCGCCGAACCACCAGTCCGGGCTCCGGTCGACGCGGTCTGCCGTCTTCGGGTGCGCGCCCGGTGGCGTGACGACGGTTCGATCCTGACCGTCCTCTTCGACTCTCACGGCTACCGGCACTTCGAGACGCTGTTCCTGACAACGGCGAGCGGGGAGCTCGCGCTGCATTTCCTGCCCGTCTGTGGTCGCGCCTGATAAGCGCGCCCCTCCCCCATTCCGAGATCCGCACCACCAACGGCCTGGTCGGCCGGGTGCGGCGGGACGCCTGCGCTGCCGAACCCATCGTCACAGCAGGCGTCCCAACCCTTTCACCGCGTATCCCGGCCTCCGACCAGCGTCAGGAGGGTCAGCCGGCCCATCCGGTGGCGGCCCCCTCCGACCTGGGGCTCACCACGATGCAGTCGGCCGATGGGGCGCAGAGCGCTCACCTCACCCAATGCGCCTATGCCGTCGAGACGGTCATGCCGGTGCTGCGCGAGCGCGATGCCGCCCATCAGGCTCGATGCCTGGAGATGGGGCCGCGCGCCGTCCACGCGCTCCAACGGGCGAAAACCTTCCATGTCGCGGTTTCCAATCTCGCGGCGGTGGGCGAGCTTGCCGAACGTCTGGCGCTCTACCCTGATCTGCTGACCGTGCTCCAACATTTGGAGCGTGGCGACTCGGTTCGCATCGTGGTCACCGCGAATTCGGGCGGGACCGTTACTGAATTCGTGGGCGGGGGCGACGTCGTTGCCTTCGCTCCCATCGAGCGGGTGGCCTGACATGTTCGGCGCCCTTGCTCTTCTGCTCGCCGCCGCGTCGGTCTCGTGCTTCACGCTCGCCGCCGTGCGGGGCACCGCGCATCTCGTCGGCGTCGGCGTGATCGACGCGCTCGCAGCGGCCTGCTGTTTCATTGCGAGGTCGCTGTCGTGACCGTGGCCGTCCCCTATCGCGCCGGGCTCACCGGCCGATCGCGCGCCCGTTCGTTCCGACCTGTCGTCGGGCGCGCGTCCTCTTTGGACCTTCCCGCCGTGCATCCGGATCAGGCGCGCCAACGCCTGCCGGCCCCGTCGGGTCGTGTTCTCGTCTCGCGTGATCGCCTCAGCTTCCCGGCCGTCGATCGTGCTCGTGTCACCGCCGCGTTTGTCTTTCCTCTGCTGCACGTCGCGGCTCCCGTTGCTTCGATCCTCTTGAAGCACGCGGGGCTGATCGAATGTGGTCAAAGAACAAGGGGCGTCGGCCGATGATGACCGCCGAAGCCGAAGCCGGCCTGATCCGGCCGCAGGTCGTCGCGCTCGTCGCGAAGCTACGCGCCGACGGCCTATCCACCATGGGTGCCTACGAGGCGCTCGGCGGCATGGTCGGCAAGTCCGACACCTGGGTCCGTAAGGTCGTCGGCCGCTCGCCCGACGTCGCGATCCGCCTGCGCGACGCGCTCAGCGTCACAGCCGCCTACCGGCGGCTCTGCACCAGCATCGAGGCCGCCGCGGACGACGCCGCCGCCAACAACGCCCTGCTCCGGGAGGAACTCCATGCGGCTGTTTCGAGCCATCGCCCGGCTGCTCGTGGAGCGTCGGGACGGGCGCCGGCTGCGGGCGCAACTGCGCGCCGTCCAGGACGGTCGGCCGCATCCACACTGGTCCGCTCGTCTGCTGCGCCGGGTGTGCCGGCAGCGGCGGATCCGAGCCTGAACGACCTGCCGCTGTGGCGGGCGCTGAACGAGGGAGAGTGACGATGGTGGATGGTGGCGAGCAGCTGCGCGGGTTCGCGGCGAACGAGGCGCTCAAGCAGGGCGTGGCGCCGTTCGGCGACGCGATCCAGGCCCTGAAGGCTGGCCTGCGCGTCGCCCGCGCCGGGTGGAACGGCAAGGGCATGTGGCTCTCGCTGGTCACGACCTGGAGCGGAAACGTCGGCCCGGCTCCCGAGCAGTATGCCCTGCTGCCCTTCATCTGCATGCGCACCGTGCAGGCTGACTTCGTCCCTTGGCTCGCCTCGCAGACGGACATGCTCGCCGACGACTGGATGGTCGTCCCCGCCGCCTGATCCCGCACCACCGGGCGGCGCGCGGCGTCGCTCGGCTCACCCTCCAGGAGCACGAGCATGGGCCACTACACGAAGAAGCCAGTCACCGTGGAAGCGATACTCTGGGCCGGCACCTCCATCGTCGGGGGCGCGCCCGCTTGGATCAGCGAAGCGCTTCAGAAGGATCCGCACGAGCCCGGCGCGATATTTCGCCTGGACGACGACGTGCACATCTTCACGACCGAGGGCGTGATGATCGCGCGACCCGGCGACTGGATCATCCGCGGCGTCGAGGGCGAGATCTACCCGTGCCGGGACTCGGTGTTCCAGGCGACCTACGCCGTCGCCTCTGCTGCTCCCGACGGTAGCGGCACGCCGGCCATCACCCGCGGCGAGGCGGACGCCATCGTCGAGGCCTCCACCGCCCCGCGTGTCACCGCGGACGCGATCAAGGCCAAGATCGCCAGCGCGGACTTCTTCCGCTCGGGCGTGCTGACGATCTGCATCATCGAGATGGTGAGCGGCTTCACCTTCGTCGGCAAGTCGGCCTGCGTCTCGCCGGAGAACTACGACCAGGCCGCCGGCGAGCGCTACGCCTACGACGACGCCTTCCGGCAGATCTGGGCCTTCGAGGCCTACCTGCTGCGCGAGCAGCTGTCGGCGGCCTCGAACCAGGCGGCCTGATCGATGGCGCCCTTCGCCCCGAACTTCGAGACCGTGAAGCGCGTCGAGGCGTACCCGATCGCCGCCGTTGGTCCGACGTGGGTCACGGTCGATCTGCCGAACGGCGGGCAACGCTCGGTGCCGGTGACGGAGGGCTTCTCGGCGCGCCAGCCCGCCGTCGGCGACATGCTCGTCCGGTACGTCGACGGCTACCTCTCGCACTGCCCGGCCGAGATTTTCTGGCGGGATGCAGTGCCGCTCGACGCGAACCTCGTCGAGCCCGCCCGCGCGCCGGTCCGCACGCCCGTCGTCGAGGAGCCGCGCGTGCCACGGCGCGACGCCGGTCTGCCGCACGGCCGCCCGCATCCCTGACCTTCCGCCGTCACCCCGAGGAGAGCCCCTATGCGCAACCCCGTGTCCGCCTTTTTCGATCTCCTGAAGAGCGCGTTCCCCGAGACTCGCGAGCGCTTCGCGGCCGCCGAGAAGGATTTGGCGGACCACATCACGGCCGAGATCGAATCCGCCGTCGCGCCGCTGCGCGATGAGATCGCCGCCCTGCGCGCGGAGATCGGCGGGACCGCTCCGACGCCGCCTGCCGCGGCCTGACGGCGGTGCGCAGCGCCTTCCTCGAATCCTTCTTCCCGTTCGGACGCCGCCGGCCGTCCGATCAGGCTCCCCTCGCCGGCATCCGGATCCAGCTCATGAGCCTGCAACAGACCATCGACACCCTCGCCTCGGACGTGAAGCTCAGCGCCACGGTGACGATGCAGACCGCCGCCCTCGCTGCGGCCACCGCCGTCTCGGTGAAGGCGATCGGCGAGACCGTCGCCAAGCTGGCCGCGGACAAGGGCATCAACACGACGGCGGCCGACGCTTCGCTCGAGGGCCTCGGCGAGCACCTGTCGGCTCTGGTGACGACGACGGGCCAGACCGGGGCGACGCTGCCCGGAACCGATGCGGCTCCGGCCGCCGGCGCAGCCACAGGCTCGACCTCCGAAGCGACTGCCGAGGCGCCGGCGACGGAGACCGAGAAGCCGCCCGCCGCAGCTTGACCTTACCCAGTACGAAAACCGCCCGGCCTGCTGGGGAGCATGGCGCCGGGCGGTCCCCCTGAACGCGGGCGATGGGCCCGCATGGAGAGCACCATGGAAAACACGGCACACACCTCACTGCAAGCCGCCGCCGTCGCGCAGCTCGCGGCCGAAACCTTGTCCGGCGACGTCCGCGACGTGCTGCTCACTCAGGTGAGGGGCATGCAGATTCCTTGGTCGCAGCTGTCCGAGAAGGATCAGCAGTGGCGGATCGAGGCCATCCAGAAGCTGGCCGAGACGGTCGTCCGGCGGGCGATGACTGTCGTCGCGCATCAGGGCTTTACGCACCTCGATGTGCGGATCGCCACCAAGGGCAAGTTCGGTGACGGCGGGATCGAGCTGACGGCGAACGCCCCGTTCACGGTCGACAACATGATGCGGCTGGCCGAGCACAAGGGCGGTTCCGCGATCCTGGTTCTGACCGAGGTCGGCGAGTTCTTCGGGCAGCGCCGCGCTGCGCGGGCCGAGCCCGACCAGCGGGCGATGCCGCTCGGCGAGGACGAGGGCGTGGACGAGACGGCGCTTGAGGCCGAGGGCGTGTCTTACGCTGCGACGCTCCGCATGATCGAAGCGGCCCCCGAGCTGATCGGGCTGACCTTCGACCTGACCGCCTACACCGAGGAGGAACGGGCGGACCTCGCGTCGAAGATCATCGAGAAGAAGGGCAAGGTCTATCTCGGGCCGGAGGATGCTGCAGACGGCGGGGCCGGGGCCCCGGCCGACAGCGCCGAGACGCAGGAGCCCGCGCCGGAGGCCGCCCCCAAGACCGCGCGTCGCACGCGCCGTCAGATCCGCGAGACGGAAGCCGCCTGACCATGAACGCCCCCGTGCTGCCCCGGAAGGCCGGCCTGGGGGCGTCCGTTCTCGCGCTCGGACGCCTCAAGACCGGCGAGATGAACAAGACCGAGGCCGCGTACGCGCGGCACCTTGAGGGGCTGAAGGCTGCCGGTGAGGTCGCCTGGTACCGGTTCGAGGGCCTCAAGTTCCGGCTCGCCGACGGGTGCTTCTACACGCCCGACTTCGCCGTGATGCGCGGCGACGGCGCGATGGAGTGCCACGAGGTCAAGGGCCACTGGAGCGACGACGCGCGGGTCAAGATCAAGGTCGCAGCCGAAATGTACCCGCTGCGGTTCCTGGCGATCCGCGTCCTAGCGAAGAAGCACGGCGGCGGCTGGGAGGTCGAGGACTTCTGATGCTCGACGCTCGCGCCATCGCCCACCATCCGCCCGCCGTCCAGCGCCTGCTGGTGTGGTCCGCGCTCGGCTGCCGCCTCGTCCGCGAGGCCGGTCGCTGGCGGTTGGAGAAGCCCGCCGACATGCCGCGCGGCCGCGGGCCGGCGCCGACCCCAATCCAGGACCGCACTGCGCGGGCCGCCATCGCCGCCGGCGCCCAGACGGGCGCGCCGGCCGACCTGTTCACCACCGACCACCGCCAGGCGGCGTAGCGCCATGAGCGAAGCCTTTCCGGACTGGATCGCCGACCAGGCGCGCGCCGAGCGCGACATGGTCGATCGCTTTCACGACCTCGACGCGGTGCTGCTGCGCGTCGATGGCTATGCGCGGGACGCCGACGAGCGTGCCGCCCTTCTTGACCGTCTGACGAACGCCTCCGGTGCAGCGCGCCGGGTGGAGGCGGCAGACCTCCGACAGCTGATCGCGATCGCTGCGCACCACTTCGCGAACCTCGACCGCGTGCACCTGATCGAGGAGCCGGCGCTGTCGCGGAAGTCCCGGTTTCGGGAGGAGCGCGCATGACGGCCCGGCGCTCTGTAGATCCCGAACGCGAGCAGGTGCGAGGCTCGCCGCTGCGCGCCGTCGACCTCGACTGGCTGCGCGGCCAGGGCCTGACCGGCTGCCTGACGGCCTGGGGCCCGGCCCATCGATTCGACGTGCTGCTGCGCGACCGCGTCGCCTTCATGCGCGGCCGCCGCTTCGAGTTCCTGCGCCATCTGCAGGGCGAGGACGTGGAGCGGGTCGTCGCCTACACGCTGCTCGCCCGCGACGCCGGCGGCGCGCCGCTCGACGTCGTCGCGTGGCACCCGCGCACCGGCCGCGTCGCGACTTGGCTCGGGCGCACCGGCCTCCTCGGGCTGGAACACCCCTGCCCGGCGACGGCGGACGATCCGCTTATCGTGTTTCCCGATCCGCTGACCTGGCTCGCTGGGTCCCGCCGCGGTGTCGTCGTGGTCGACGAGCGCCTCGCGCGGCCGGATCTGCTCGAGGCCGGGTCGATCCAGGCCGCGGACATCGCGCACGGGGCGAAGCTCAAGGCGATGCTTGAGCGCGTGCGCCTGCCGCGGATCACCGTGCCGACGTCCTCGATCCGGTCGGTAGCCGCATGAACGAGGTCGTCACGCTTCACCACGGCCAACGCGAAACGAAGAAGCTCAACCGCGAGGCGGCGGACCTCGCCCGCTCGCGCTGGGGCCGGGACCTGCCCGTCGTCCAGGTGATGGCGGCGGAGATGCCGCGTGTCGTCGACGAGGCCGAGGAGACACTGATCGAGGCGGGTGCGCCCGTCTTCACCCGGGCCGGGGCGCTCGTCCGCCCCGTGTCGGAGCTGCTGCCGTCGACCAGCGGGCAACTCGCCCGCGTCGCGCACCTGCGCCCGCTCTGCAAAGCGTCGCTCGCGGACATCCTCGGGCAGACGATGCGATTCCAGCGCTGGGACGAGCGCCGGCAGTCCTTCGTGAACATGGACGTACCGCCGGTGGTGGCCGAGACGATGCTGGCCCGGCAGGGGCAGTGGCGCCTCCCGCCGCTCGCCGGGATCATCACCACGCCGACGCTGCGCGCCGACGGCACGCTGCTGTCTGAGCCCGGGTATGATCCGGAGACGCGCCTGTTCGTCATGCTCGACGAGGGCTTCACGCTCGGCCCCCTGCCGGAGCGACCGACCCGCGCCGATGTGGAAGCGGCTTTGAAGCTGCTGCTCGACCTGCTGTCCGGCTTCCCCTTCGTCGGACCCGTAGATCGCGCGGTCGCGCTGTCCGGGATCATCACCTCGGTGCTGCGACCTGGACTGCCGACGGCGCCTGCGCACGGCATCCGGGCGCACACCGCCGGCACCGGCAAAAGCCTGATGGTCGACCTGTTCTCGGCGATCGCGCTCGGCCGGCCCTGCCCCGTGATCGCCGTCGGCAAGACGGAGGAGGAGACCGAGAAGCGCCTGGGCGCCCTGCTCCTGAACGCCGTCTCGGTGATCTCCATCGACAACGTCAACGGCGAGCTCGGCGGCGACCTGCTCTGCCAGATGACGGAGCGGCCCTTGGTTCGCGTCCGCAAGCTCGGGACGAGCGAGGCGCCGGAGATCGAGTGCCGGTCAATGGTATTCGCCACCGGCAACAACCTGGTGCTGGTCGGCGACATGACGCGGCGGACGGTGCTCTGCACGCTCGACGCCGGCGTGGAGCGACCGGAGACGCGCGAGTTCGAATTCGATCCGATCCAGCGCGTGATCGAGGACCGCGGGAAGTACGTTGCCGCGGCGCTCACCATCGCGCGCGCCTATCGCGTCGCCGGCTTCCCGAAGCGATGCGTGCCGCTCGGGAGCTATGGCGTCTGGTCCGACACGGTGCGCTCGGCCCTGATGTGGCTCGGCGAGGCCGATCCGGCGGCGAGCATGGAGACCATGCGCGACGAGGATCCGGAGCTGCTGGAGATCCGGAGCCTGCTCGCCCACTGGCGCGACAACCTCGCGGAGGCGTCCTTCTACACGGCGAGCCAGGTCATCGACACGGCCATCGAGAAGGACACCGGAGGTGGCTTCCTGAGGCCCGAGTTCCGCGACCTGCTGCTGCGCATCGCCGGCGACGGGCCTGTCGTGTCGAGCAAGCGCCTAGGGCGGCGCCTCGTGAAGATGCACGGGCGCGTGGTCGGCCAGATGCGGCTCGACCTGCGGGCGGACGAGAAACGCGGCAATCGCTTCGCGCTGTCGAAGATCCGCGTCTGGGACGGGACGGGCGAGGAATGACGCGCGTCCGCACCGGTGGGGTTTTGTGGGGTTTCTGGGGTTTTTTCCGGCCCCTATACGCGCGCACGCAGCCGAGGATGCGTAGGTGTACTAAAATAACCCCAGAAACCCCCAGAAACCCCCAATACCTTCCTGAACAGGTCCGGGCAGGACTGATCGGGAAAGGTCGTTCTCTCCTGCCCGGAGAGGACGTCACCATGTCGAGCCAAGCCCAGCCGATCGACCTCACCAGCACCACCGCCCAGATCGCGGCCGCCTACGTCTCCCGGAACCACGTCCAGGCCTCCGAGCTGCCGGGCATGCTCCGGACGATTCACGGGGCGCTGGCCGGCCTGGGGCAACCCGCGGCGGCTCCCGCGCCCGCCAAGCCGACCGAGGCGCAGATCCGCGCCTCCATCCGGCCGGACGCGCTCGTGAGCTTCGAGGACGGCAAGCCCTACAAGGCCCTGCGCCGGCACCTGACGCTGCGGGGGCTGTCGCCTGCGGATTACCGCCGGAAGCACGGCCTGCCGATCGACTATCCGATGACGTCGGCGGACTACTCCGCGCGTCGCTCGGCAATCTCGCAGGCGATCCAGGTCGGGCGCGGTGCGCCGGTCCTTCAGGCTGCCGAGTAGTTCCGCCCTGATCGAACCGCCGGGAGAGGCCGGCATGCGTGACGAACACACCAACGCCGGGGCCGCGAGCCCTGGCCTACCCGCCGCGGTACAGCCATCGCCAAGTCGCGGCGTGGGTGATCTCAGGCCTCACGGACAAGCCGCCGATGCCGGGCCTCGGTGAAGCGCCGTCCGACGTGCGGATGCGGCGCCTCGTCGAGCGGCACGTGCCGGACCGGGAGCACCGGGAGCAGCTGAAGGCCTGGTCTCGCGCACAGTCCGACGACGGCGCATTCCGCGAGGCCTGCCGGCTGCGGGGCTGGAACCGCACCTCGGCGCAGCGGCACGTCGACCTCGCGCTCGCACAGATCTTCCTCGTGATGTGCACGGCGGATTGTGCGCTGTAGCTGCCTCGGCACGTTGGCTGAACCTCTCCCTAAACGTCCGAGAAGAGCGGGGAGCCAACCATCAGCCCCTCCATTTGAGAACCAGAAACCGGATCAGGAGGACCAATGCGATCACCGCCACCGTTAGTGCCTGTGCAAGGAGCGTAAGCGCCCCAGGAGCCCATCCGGCAAACATGGGTAGGGGCTTGCCGAAGTAATGGAACATCGGGGTTACAATCACCGCGACCGCGATCGGCAGCCACCAACCCCAAAGCCACTTTGGAGTTTCGCTCTCCTTATCCCGCGGCGGTTCGGACATCCCATCTCCTCTTGCTTTCGATCGACGCTGCTATCACCGACGAGGCCGCATGCTTGGTTCGGATCGTTGTCGGTCGGACAGGGAGGCTGCCGTCTCTCTGGTGCTCGCTGGGTGCGTCAAGAACTGAATGCAATCGCCCTTGACCACTGTGCCAATTTGGTCCGACCCCCAAAATACGGGCCCGGCAACGACGCCGCGCCATAGGGGAACGCAACCGTGACCGCGTCGGCCAGCCAGTCGTCCAGCACCACCCGCACCATCCGGATCGCCACCACCACTGCCGAACGCCGCCGCGCGAAGAACGGGCGGCTCGGCCCGCTCACCGCCCGCGACGTGAACATCGAGGTCGGCGAGGCGTCGATCGCCGATCCCTACGCGCCGGGCTCATTCCGCACCGGCCAGGTCAACCGCCGCGTCGACGTGCTGGCAACCGAGCACAGCGCCGGCCGGATCACGGAATCGCAGTTCCTCGTCGGCCGCATGATCCAGGCGGTGTTCGAGCGGGGTTCGGGCGCGAAGCTCGGATCGGGCGGATGGAACCCGGGCGGGTCGCGCGATCAGACCATCGCCCACGAGCTGCAGATCATCTTCGCGATCGAGGACGCCGAGAAGGTCAAGAAATTCGTCGGGCACCTCGAGCGCGCGATCGGCGCGGTTGGTGTCCGGTTCCTCCGGGCCATCCTCTCCGAGGGCCAGACCTTCGCGACCTACGCCGCCGCCCGCGGCAAGGCTGGGGAGCGAGGCGCGGCCCAGATCGCGGGGCACTTCCGGCTCCTGCTCGAAGGCCTGGTGGAGAGTCAGCACACCGCGACCGGGGCGGGGCGGCCGGTGCCGGACGATCAGTATGCTGCGCGAGCGCGGGAGGTGGTGTTCACCCGCTGACGAAAGACTTGGGGCGTCAAAGTGAAGGAAGACAGGCGGACGGCGAACACCCGCGCTTGCGCACTGCGAAATCAATGTAAGTTCTCCGGTGATTTTTCTTCAAACATTGCCTCATACAAAGACGGCGCAACGCCCGTTTCGACATCAAGAGGGGCTTCTTCAAAAACGAGTATCTTTGAAAAGCTTTGAATTGCTAAAGCAATTCCACGTTCTATCTTTTCCAAATCGCTTTGGGGCGCGCCAAAGCTGTCGCGCAAACTATACAGCTCTGATCTTAATGCGGCTTCGGACTCTATTATTTTCCAATCGATGCCTTCACCAATGAGGCGCAGGCGTTTGGGGGTCGTTCCGTATCTATTCATCAAAACTTCGTTGAAAGCATTGGCGAGACGCCATCCCGCTCTTTGAATAATCTTTTGTTCAACTGCCGCAACTTCTGCAGGTATTTCCCGATCCTTGTAAAGCTTCCTAATGTTGCGGATTATGCCGCTTTTTTCATTCCAGTCGGGCGATGCAATCATTCCTACGTACAAAACCCAATTCAATGTTGTAAGGCCAATCACCGAAGATATCTCGTCCATTCTTGCCAGCATTTCTTCGGCTCGACCGAGTTTTTCTTCAACTGCTCGCTCTCTTAATTTGGCCTCGACTCCCCAGCCTTTTAAGCTCTCTAACAGAGGTAGATTGTGAACGAATATTAAAGCGATAGTAAATCCAGCAACTACTGTTGCTGACGCAGTTTTGTCGGCTATAGCAAGACCTAAAGTCACGCTCGCGGAAGCGCCCGCCGCGAGCAGTAGCCAGTTTTTTCTGTAAGCATCGAAATTCATGGATGGCACCCAAGCTTGTAGGTGGGCACAATAGATGCTTGACCCGACGGGCGAAACAGGCGAGATCACCACCGTCGGAAGACATGCGCCCGGGGCTCACAAGCCGCCGGGCGTTTCCATGTCAGACCGAAACTACCCCAGCACACTAGGGGCCTGATGGCACCGTCGCTGCCGCGGTCTCGGGACGGGTCGCCGGGGCCCCGCCTTCCCCAGAGCCGTGACCACTCCTCGGACCGCGAGGGGGCTGGCGGATGTTCGGTGTAGCGCACGCCGAACGGTAGGCATGGCGCACAGGTGCCGCCTGGAGCCGACCTGATAACGGTCCCGATCGCCCGGCGGGGCGACGAGCTAGGTGGAAAGCCCGGCGCCCTTCTTCAGCGAACCCGCTCAACAGCTTAGGCGTTCTCCTCGGAGACGTGAGCGCAGTTCCGTGCCATGATCGGTTCCACGATGAGCGCGATCCAGATTGCCAACGAGATGCGTGCCGCCGCCCGGGACTTCGGGCGCCGCACCCGTTTCGGCGACCAGGCCGAATACCTCGAGGCCAAGGACGATCACTGCCGGCGCATGGACCGGCTGCTCGCCGACCTCGTCCGCGCGATCGGCACACCGCCGCCGCTCTCGATCCAGCCCGGCACCCGCCGTCTCGGCGCGCGCTCGGTCCAGGTCGTGATCCGGGATCGCACGCCCCAGAAGCGGGTCGCGGCGCGAGGCTGAGCAGCGCCGTCAGCAACCGATGCAGATGTCGTGGACCGTGCGAGGTTCGCGCTTCGGGCCGATTTTCTGATTTGGAAGCCGACCAGCCGGGACCGGCCTCTCGTTCGTGGGCTCAAATGGCCCTCGTTTGGGCGGCGTTTGCGCAAGTTCGGCGGCTGGAACCGGGGCTCGCGGAACCGTCAAAGCCATCCCCTGAGCGTGGGTCTCGGCGATCGATGTCGCGTCGATCAGTAGGGCAACGAGCAGCACCTTCGACCAGGACATCGGACCTCACCTTGGCGGCCTAACGCGGGGTCGAAAAAAGAGGTCCATCCCATCGTTCGGCCGCTCGGAGCGGCTGCACGATAATCGCCCTTCTCGTGCATCCAAACCGGGGTTTTCGGCATGGCCGGAGGCGCAGTTATCGTGCGTCCGGCGACGGATGCGGCGACCCTTCCTGATGCGCTCGACCAGGCCGCGGCCGGGTTCGCTGCAGCCTCAAAGTCGGCCGCCACCCGCCGCGCCTACGCCGCCGACTGGCGCGACTTCCTCGGCTGGTGCGCCGAACATGGCGACGCCACCCTGCCCGCATCGGGCCGCACGGTCGGGCGCTACCTGACCCATCTCGCCGGCCTCGGCCGCTCGGTCTCGACGATCGATCGCCGGGCCGCCGCCATCGCCGCCGTGCACCGCGCCGCCGGCCACACCGCGCCGACGGCGCTCGAGGAGGTCCGGTCGATCCTGACCGGCATCCGCAACACCCTCGGCCGCCGCCCGGACAAGCAACAGGCCCTCACCGCCGACCTGGTGGCGAAGGTCGTGAAGCGCATCCGCGGAACGGACCTCGCGAGCCATCGCGACCGCGCGCTGATCCTGCTGTGCTTCGGCGCTGCGCTCCGCCGGTCCGAGCTCGTCGCGCTCGACGTCGCCAATCTGGAACGCCACCGCCGCGGGCTCCTCGTCCGGATCGGCAAGAGCAAGACCGATCAGCAGGGCATGGGCCGCTCGGTCGCGATCCTCGACGGCAAGCTGAAGATCCCCGCGGCCGTCGCCGCCTGGCTCGAGATCTCGGGTATCGCCGACGGTCCGGTGTTCCGCGGCGCCGACCGCGGTCGTCTCTCCGCCGATCGCCTTACCGCCGGGCAGTTCGCCCGCATCCTGAAATCGCGCTGTGCGACGGCCGGGCTCGACCCGGAGGCCTTCAGCGGCCACTCGCCCCGCCGCGGATTCGCGACGTCGGCCGGTGACGACGGGGCCGACCTCCGGCTGACGGCCAAGCACATGCGCCACGCGAAGCTCGAGACGACGCTGGGCTACATGGAAGACGGCGAGCTGTTCCGCGAGAACGCCGGCCGGAGCTTCCTGTGAGCCCCGCGACCACCGCCCGCGCCCTCGCCGGGCTCAACGTCCAGCGCGGCCGCCCGACCGCCGCGCAGTGGGTCGACGCCCTCGCGATCCTCGCGAACACCACCCGCGCGCCCCGGCACACGCTCCACGTCGAGTTCACGCCGGGCGGCTCGGCCCGGATCACCGAACATCCTTTCGAGAAGGTCTGAGTATGAGCCGCGCATCCGACCTCATCGATCAGGTGGAGGCGAGCGTCGCGGCGCTCGTCGGTCGCTCCGTCGCCGAAGCCGAAGGGCTCGCGATCGATTTCGAGGCCTACGCGAGCATCGCGCCGAATCCGCTTCGGGAGCGGGTCGCGCTGATCCTCGCCGAGGAAATCCGGACGGCCTCCGACCAGCGTGAGCACCGCCGCGCGAGCATGCAGAGGTTCCGCCTGTGATGACCGCCGAGCAGTTCGACCGCCTCCCGGAAATGCTCCGGGACATCGTCGTCACCGACCGGAAGCTCGACGCGGCTCGCGCCGCGGTCCGTGCCGCCGCCGTGCCCATGATTGCGGACATCCGCCGCCTCGCCGGGCTTCGCGCCGACCAGGTGCGGCGCGCCCGCCACCTCTACGGCCGCGCGCCCCTGCGCGGCGAGAACGGGCCGGGCCGGCCCACATCTGCGAGAGCATGATCATGCCCCGCGTCTGCGCCTTCCTGTTCCTGGCCGGCCTTGCGCTGGCAGCGACGCCCGCCCGGCCGCGCCCCGCGCGGTACGTGTTCCCCGTCTCGCCGACGAGGCACTGATGCGCGACGTGCTCGGCTTCCGCCACACCGCCGGCGTCGCGCTGATCCTCGCCGCCGGCTGGGGCTGGGTCTGGGCGTTCACGCCAGCCCACGCCGACGAAGGTCGCAGCTTCCTCGCCGTCGCGCTGGTCTGTCCGGCCAACCTCGCCGGCCCGGACTGCTCGCGTGACACGGCGCTCGACATGGCCGTCCAGCCCGTCGCGCTGGTGACGGAATGTGCGCAGGTCGGCGTGCTGCTCGCGACGCACTTGGCGCTGCAGCCCGGCGAGAGCCACAAGATCCTGTGCGAGCGGCGCCGCGGCTGATGCTCACCCGCCCGCGCCCGCCGACGGACCTGCTCGGGCAGGCCGGCGCGGACACCGCGAACCCGGTCGCCCCCGCGGTCGATCTCGAAGCCTGGATGCGCGCGACCTTCATCGACGAGGACGCGCCGCTTCTGAACGAGGACCACGCGCACCTCCGCGATGCCAGCCTCGGCGTCCTGTGGTGCTCGATCCCGAACGAGCGCCAGGGCAACGGCGTCGTCGGCATGTGCGAGGAGGCGACCTTCATCGGCAACCGCTGGGCGAAGGCCCGGTGGGCGATGCAGATCGCGGGCTGGTTCGGGTCGATCCCGGACTTCCTGCTGACCTTCCATGCCGACTACGCCGACCAGTGCTCCGACGCCGCGTTCTGCGCGCTGGTCGAACACGAGCTCTACCACGCGGGCCAGAAGAAGGACCGCTGGGGCGCGCCGCGCTTCAACAGCCAGACCGGCCGGCCCGTCTTCGGCATCCGCGGCCACGACGTCGAGGAGTTCGTCGGCATCGTCGAGCGCTACGGCGTCGGCAACGCGGCGGGCCAGACCGCGGCGCTGGTCGAGGCGGCCCGGCACACCCCGATCGTCTGCGAGACGGACATCGCCGGCGCCTGCGGGACCTGCGGCCGATCTTTGACCTCCGCCTGACAGGATTCGCGCCGTGGCCACGCTCAACGACGAGGTAAAAACCTTCATCGTCCAACAGCTTGCGTGCTTCGATACGCCCTCCGGGGTGGCGAAGGCCGTCAAAGAGGAATTCGGGCTCGAGGTGAGCCGACAGGCAGTCGAAGCCTACGATCCCGGCAAGCGGGCGGCGGCCAACCTGTCGGACGGCTACCGTCAGATCTTCGAGGCGACCCGCACGGCGTTCCTCGCCGAGACGGCGACGATCGGCATCTCGCACAAGGCCGTCCGTCTCCGCACGCTGCAGCGCCTCGCCGAGAAGGCCGAGCGTCAGGGCAACATGGCCTTCGTGGCTTCGGTGCTTGAGCAGGCCGCAAAAGAGTGCGGCGACGCCTTCACGAACAAGCGCCAGGTCGAGGCCACGGGCAAGGATGGTTCGCCGCTGATCGACGGCGGGATCACGGTCGCGTTCGTGCGGGCGCCGCCGGTCCATGCAGGTTGAGTTTCCGGAGAAGCTCGACTTCCTGTTCGAGCCGGCACGCTACAAGATCGCTTACGGCGGCCGCGGGGGCGCCAAGTCCTGGGGCTTCGGCCGCGCCCTGGTGATCATGGGCGCGCAGCGGAAGCTTCGGGTGCTCTGCGCTCGCGAATTCCAGAACTCGATCGCGGAATCGGCGCACGCGCTGCTCGCCCAGCAAATCGACCTCCTCGGCCTCTCCGGCTTCTACGACACGCAGGAGAAGCGGATCCTCGGCGCGAACGGCACCGAATTCATCTTCAAGGGGCTCCGGCACAACGTCGCCTCGGTGAAGTCGACCGAGGGCGTCGACGTGTGCTGGGTCGAAGAGGCCCGCACTGTCTCGAAGGCCTCCTGGGACGTGCTGATCCCGACCATCCGCAAGGAAGGCTCGGAGATCTGGATCAGCTTCAACACCGAGCTCGAAGGCGACGAGACCTACCAGCGCTTCGTGAAGAAGCCGCCGACCGGCGCGCGCGTCGTCAAGATCGGCTGGGAGGACAACCCGTGGTTCCCGGACGTGCTCCGGCAGGAGGCGCTCGACCTCAAGGCGCGCGACCCGATCGCCTACGAGACGGTCTGGGGCGGCAACTGCAAGCAGGTCCTCGACGGCGCGATCTACGCGAACGAGATCCTCGCCGCGGCTCGTGAGAACCGCTTCACGAAGGTCGCCTACGACCCGTCGAAGCCGGTCCACACCTTCTGGGACCTGGGCCGAGCCGACAAGACGAGCATCTGGTTCGCTCAGATCGTCGGGTTCGAGTTCCGGCTGATCGACTTCTACGAAAACCGCGGCTTCGCGCTCCAGCACTACCTCGATGTGCTGAAGGCGCGCTCCGAGGGCAAGGACGGCGTCCCGGGCTACGTCTACGGCGAGCACTGGCTGCCGCACGACGCGCGGAACGAGCTGCTCGCATCCGAGCGAACGATCGAGCAGCAGATGTGGGCGGCCGGGCATCGCGTCCGGATTACTCCGAAGCTCTCGGTCGCGGCCGGCATCGACGCGGCCCGCAAGATCTTCGCCCGGTGCTGGTTCGACGAGGAGCGGTGCGCCGACGGGCTCCAGGCCCTGCGGAACTACCGCTACGAGGTCGACGAGAAGACGCAGGCCTTCTCGAAGAGCCCGCTGCACGACTGGGCCAGCCACGGCTCCGACGCCTTCCGCTACTTCGCCGTCGGCATCGCCGAGCCGCGCGAGGACGACGCTCCGCCGGACGGCCCCAACGACCGCTACGCGCGCCGCCGGCGCAGCGAGGCACAACCCTCAGGATCGGCATGGGCGGCATGAGCGACATCGACGACGATGCCGGCGCCGACGCGCGCTCGCCCGAGGAGCAGGCCGACCTCGACCGCGAGGCCCGCTTCCGCAAGCTGAAGGCGTGGTACCGCACCGACCGCGATGCGTCCTCGGCTTGGCGCGCCGACGCGCGGATCGACTTCGACATGGTCGCCGGCCACCAGTGGGCCTCCGAGGACGAGGCCGCCCTGCGCGAGCAGGGCCGGCCGCCGATCACGTTCAACCGCGTCCTCCCGATCATCAAGGCGGTGGCTGGCGCGGAGGTGAACGCCCGCCTCGACATCCAGTATCTGCCCCGGGAGGTCGGCGACGCCGCGCTGAACGAGCTGCTGACCGAGGGCTCGCGCTACCTCGCCGACGAGGCCGAGGCCGAGGACGAGGAGTCGGACGCATTCGTCGACACGGCGATCTGCGGCATGGGCTGGGTCGAAATGCGTCTCGACTACGAGACCAACCCGGACGGCGACTACGTCGAAGACCGGGTCAACCCGCTCGAGATGATCTGGGACGCCTCGGCGACGAAGCGGAACCTCGTCGACGCCCGCCGCCTGTTCCGCGCCAAGAGCATGGACATGGCCGAGGCGCGCGGGCTGTTCCCGGACGCCGACCCCGAGGACCTCGACGCGGCCTGGGCCGAGGATCGCGACGGAGAGCAGCACCACCAGATCCAGCCGGACCAGAAACGCAGCGACCGCCCCGGCGACGTCTCTGACGGCACCTCGCGCGTCACCATCGTCGAGGCGACCTGGTGGGAGCGCAAGCGCGTCGCCATCGTCACCGACCCGACCACGGGCGAGAGCCAGGAGATGGAGCCGGCCAAGGCCGACGTCCTCGAGCGGCGCGCCGCCGCGCTTGGGATGCAGGTCGACATCCGCCGCATCACGAAGCGGGTCTACCGCCGCGCCTTCCTCGGCAACACGATCCTGAAGGAGACGCCCTCGCCCGCCGGGGACCGCTTCGCCTACGCCTGCATCACGGGCGACCGCGACCAGAACCGGAACTCGTGGTTCGGCATCGTGCGCCCGATGCGCGACCCGCAGCGCTTCGCGAACAAGTGGCTCTCGCAGACCCTCGACATGCTTAACCGCCAAGCCAAGGGCGGCCTGCTGATGGAGAAGACTGCGGTGCCCGACCAAGCCGCGTTCGAGGCGAGCTACGGCAAGCCCGGCGCCATTTCGTGGGTGACGGACGGTACCCTGCAAAGCAGTCGCATGAAGGAAAAGCCGCTGCCGGTCCTGCCGGCCGGCCACTACCAGCTGATGGAGTTCGCCATTGGCTCGATCCGCGACGCCTCGGGCGTGAACCTCGAGCTGCTCGGCCAGAAGCAGAACGACCAAGCCGGCGTGCTGGAGTACCAGCGCAAGCAGGCCGCGATGACGATCCTCGCCTCGCTGTTCGACAGCCTCCGGCGCGCGCGCAAGCACATCGGTCGGGTGCGCCTCTACATGATCCAGACCTTCCTCTCGGACGGACGCTTGGTTCGGATCATGGGCGAAGGCGTGATGCGGATCGTGCCGATGCTGCGGGACAAGACCGCCGGCGACTACGACGTGGTGATCGACGACGCGCCGTCCTCGCCGAACCAGCAGCAGGTCGTCTGGCAGACCTTCACCAGCGTCCTGCCGATCATCAAGGACATGATCACCCCGCAGGTCCTGCTCGAGGTCCTGCCCTACTCGCCGTTCCCCGACTCGTTCGTCGCCAAGATGCGCGAGCTGCTCGCCCAGCCAGCGCAACCGTCGCCGGAACAGCAGCAGCACCAGCAGATCGCCGTCCAGACCGCGCTCGCCAAGATCCAGGACATGACGGCCGGCGCGAACCTGAAGAACGCCAAGGCCGGCCGCGAGGCGGGCCTGACGCATCACGACACCCTCGACGGCTTCGCCAAGGTCGCGGCGATGGCCGCGCCGCCTCAGGCGCCCGCACAGGCCGGCTTCGCCGCCTGACCCCTTACGCCCGCCGGCGGCGCACGCCGGCATCCGTCTCCATCACGTCACGAGGTTCCACATGAACGACCACGCCGAAGGCATGGGCGAAGACGCCTTCTCGACCGAAGATCAGGCCGCCTGGGACGCGATGCGCGAGGGCGGTGACGCCGCTCCAGAGCCCGTGGGCGCCGTCGAGCCGGCCGCCGCTGCGCCGGTCGCTCC